GGCTTTGCGCTAACATCTTTGGGCGTCTTTCCTCTATTGGGTCGGTCTGATCTCTTGGGGTCTGCGCTTTTGGTGCTCATGGTGTGCCGCCTATGATGCGTCAATGTACTGGTGTGCGGTGACGCTGGACGTGTCAATTTCCTCGTTGCCGTCGCTTGACGCCGTGAGGATTTGGAGCCAGTCGCCCGCCGTGAGTGTTGCCACGCCAACGAAATCAAGCGTCATGTCGCATCGGCACGTCACGGACTCGCCCACCCAGTGCCCGCTGTTGCTTTCAACGTCGATGTGGTTGACCGCGAAAGACAGCGAGCCGCTGACCTGTTCCGCGTCTGCATTGGTGTTGGCAATCAGCGCAGGTACGCCCGTGCCGATGCTGTCCGGCACAATGGCCGACACATCAAACGTGTTAGGCGGGTTTGTTCCGCTGTCGTGCGTGTTGACTCCGTGATCGTGTCCCGTGACGGTCAATTCCGGCTGTTCGCCTGGACCCGGGAAACTGATGTCGAGCCCGGTAATTAACTTGGAATCACGAACCGCGCCAAACGCCGTGAGTAATGCGCCCGCATCCGTGTCAAGGTCTGACCCGCAATACTTATATGATGCGGAGTAATTATTGCCGGCGTCATGCGTTGACGAGCATGCCAAATCCCCGCCCGATGTCAGGGCCACAGCTTCGGTGCTGTAAGGCTCCGTGCTGCTGGATTGCACATGGAAGTTTGAACTGATGGTCACCAGGTCAAAAAGATCTGACGCGCCTAATGCTACTGTTTTGTCTGCCATTGTCTTGCTCCTTTAAGCGTTGCCCGTGCGCATGCGCAATTCTGCGGGCAATGTGTCTAACCTTCGTAATTGCTATTACCGAACGCGACCCACAGCGGCAATTCCATCCGCCATATACGGACATCACGCCCCGTGTCGCCTTGTTCCAAAATGTCGGGCTCTACTGTGGGCATCGCGGCCCATGACAACTTGACGCCCACAATGTCGTCTGTGTTGGCTGGTAGCGCATTGAGCGCCATGCCTGCGGTGTCCTGTGCTAACTTGCGCCCGGTGTCCGCGGTCTGACCGTCTGCGGGGCGTTCAAACATGCCAAACAAGCGGGCACCCATGCGCCAACACCCATAAGGGCGGGCACTTGCCTGGACTTGACCTGTGGGCGCAATAGGGGAATCGCCATTGATCTCAAAAGACCACATCTGCACCTGGCCCTCTGCGAGCTTGCGCGGTACGTCCTCGGGCGGAAATCCGGTTACATCCGTTATTCCCTGCAATGCCTCCAGCAAATACTGGAAGCACCGACGCTCTGCGCTGCTCCATGATGCGATTGCGTTCGCCATTATGCGGCCACCTTTCGCACTGTTCGCCCTGTGTTGAACTGTTTGACCAAATCTTTGACGCGCTTTTCTGTGAACCTGTTAAGGCGCTTCTGCGCGATGCTGTGAACCACACCAATAACAGCGTCAATCTTTTCGCCTCGGAAATACGGCACATCATTGACAATCGCCACCGATCCGTTTCCGCTGGCAGTAACGACGCCCTCGACGTGGCCACGCTTCTTTTGATTCTTCACCCATGCGGGCGCGCTGGGCTTTTTGTTGGTGAGGCCCGCGAACTTCTCAAGGCCCGGCATCCATCCCGATTTCATGTTGCCGACGCGCTTTTGTCGCAGTGCGATATATGAGTCAATGCGCGCCGCTTTTAGATAGGTGTGCTCTACCCACTTCCATCGCCCGATATTGAGAGTGTTGCGCCCCGACTCAGACCCGCCCCGACCCTCGGTCACGCGCCCATCATTGCGACGATTTCTCTTGTGTCGGCGCGCCATTTCCATGTGGCTAATGTTGCCCGGAAATGAGTCTGTATCACCCGCCACAACTGCACCGCTGCGCAACTTGATAGCCTTGCCGCCTGGTATGTCCCAACCGCGCATGATGTCGCTTTGACCGTCGAGCGGCTTAAAAATTTTGCGGATGTCTTTTTCTACGCGCTTGTATCCTTGCTCTTTAGCCTTGCGTGCGCTCGGCTTTACAGCCTTAGCCAAGCCCTGCGCATTCGTAGCGCCACTGGGGGCAGTGAGTTTGATTGCCTGAATGGCAGAGAGGCGCATTTCGTTGTGTATAACGTCCTGCATGGTAACGCCCGCAGCCTTGGCGAGTTGCCTTAGCAGATGCGCCGTGTTGCCCTCTATGTAGTTCACGTCTAGCATTAACTGACCGACACCTTGCGACGAAGTTGCAGAACAACCTGAACCCCGTCTTGATTCTCTTCTCGCGCTGTTATGTGTGCTTTTACGCCGTCAACCGTTACATCCACATTTAATGCGGGCGGAGTTGATCCCGTAAAACCAGACACATCAGCGGCCCATTCGCACGACTCGACATTGGCGATACCTTCCGCCAATGCATCCAAATCTTTAGTCCACTCCGACCTTGTGCCGGTGACGGACTGCGAACCCCATACGAGGACAGAGCTCATATCGCTCACTATCTCTGAGAGATCCGCAGTCGCCATTGTGGACAAAGATTGGGCCATCAATTAACCTCGGCAGCTTCGCGCTTTGATCGGGCGATGGGATACATCGGCCAGCCACAATTTACTGTACTGCTTCACGGTCTTGCCGGATCCAGCCTTGCCGGCCTTGTCCAGAATCCCGTTCATTTGCTTTTTGAGTGCGTCGATTTCCTCAGAAGGGCCACCGATCACATCAAAGCCGTTTGCCGTCTTTCCAACTAGTACGCCGATTTTCATTGTTTTATCCCTCCGCTTGCGCGTCTACCGGGGGCGTGGATCAACCACACCCCCGGCAGCTACTTGCTTTCAGTGATTAAGAAGAAACGACGCGCTTGGCAGCAGTGGCCTGAACAGCAGAAGCACCGTAAAGGGCTTCGGCGTTGATCCACATGGTGCCCGTCGAGCGGCTGTAATGCATCCGGAACCCGAGCGACAAACCACTTTCAGGGTCGGTCACGAGTTCAAATGCCACGTCTTCCTGATCCTGCGGGACCACGGGACGGCAGGCGATGGCCAGAGCGGACGGATGAACCAGAACGCCAGTAGTGTTATCGCTGGTCCATGCGCTGGGCACGGATCCGGTACGATACACAGAAGCACCAAGCAGTTGACCAATAGCGCCGTCACGAATGACAGCATCAGAGCCAAGGGCTGAAGCGTCCTGGAGCGCGTTGTCCTTCTGGAGCGCGTTGATGTAACCATTGTTCAGAATCAGCGAGCGGCTGGATTCGGGCAGGTTGGCATCGTTGGCCAGCTTGACCATGTCGGCAACGTCGTCCGCATCGAACGAACCAGCGGCCACAGTCACCTTGTCGGCGCTCGTGTCGCCATACGTGGTGGCAGTGATTAAGCCGATGCTGTAATCCACGATGGACTTGCCGACCGCGTATGCAGCTTCGCCAGCCAGGCTTGCGAGCAGGTCGATGGGCGTCTTGCCCGCTTCAACGTCAGTAAGATGGGCGGTGCCGATCTTGTGCTGGTTGAGCGTAACAGTTTTTGCCGTGGTCGTGGCATCGCCGGACTCATAAGACGAGAACGTCTGAGCGGAAATGGCCGAAACAACGTGAGTCGTTACGCTTTCATTTTTGCGAGCGGCTTCGGAATCGAAACTCGTTGAAAATGCATTGACCGGGGCCAGTGCTGCTTTGAATGACGGGAAACCGCGCTGAGCGATCTCTGCCACATTTACTCCGCCTAATGTATTAGCCATGATGCTAACTCCTTATTTGCGGGACACTGCCCGCGTGTTTATTGCTCTTGCGCACGCGCAAGTTTCTAACCTAGAAAACGCTGGCCCTCTGCCTTTAATCCCGATTCATTTGCCTTCCAGAACTTCGCGCGGTCACGAGGGTCTTCGAGCGCGTTGTACTGCTCCCACAGTGCCGGGGTTTCGTCCTCGGGCTCCGTGTTGGCTTCGCCGCCGGCCTCGATGGCTTCGGGCTCAACGCCTGCAACCGCGGCCACTGCCGCGTCCACGTTGTGAGGTTCGGCAAGGGCCAGCTCGGCCTTGTCAGCGCGTGCGGCCTGCTCTGCGATTTCTTCATCCTTGGCCTTAACGGCTTCGGCGTGCTCTTCAATCGCGGTGGCAAACTCGGTATTACGGGCGTCAATGGCTTCGTTTAGCTTGGCGAGTTCTGCCGCGTGGGTCTCTGTTGCCGTGGCGATCTCCACCTTGAGCGCGTCCAGTTCTGCCGTGACAGCAATGGCCGACTCTTTGCCCGTTTCAATTTCTGCGCTGATCTCGTCAACCCGCGTCTGGTTTGTTGCGGCCAATTCCTCGGCCTGCTCTGCCCGCTCGATTGCGGCTTTAAGTTTGTTGGTTGCGCTCATTTGGTCGTTTGCCTCCTGTTCAAGTCGCTGCATTGCTGCGATTTGGTTTTCCGCCTCTGGATCGTTCACCAGGGCGGTGGCGAATCCCTTTTCTACTAACTCAGAGCCACGCATATAGCGCGACTCGTCCATCAAATCTTTGAGTGATTCCCGGTCCATGCCGGTTGCTGATTGGTAAATGTCCACAATCGATTCGCATGTTGCGTCCAGCATGTCGGCAACGTGGCGCAATTCCTTGGCATCGCCCTGCACGCCGACCCACGCATTGTGGACGAGTGAACGGCTCGACATGTACGCCTCGCGGTCATCGCCAGCCAAAAAGATAATCGACGCGATGCTGTGGGCGTCACCGTCTATAACTGTGCGGATGCGTGCCGGGTGGTCTTTGAGCGCGTGGTAGATTGCAATTCCATCACCGACAACGCCGCCGGGACTGTGGATGTGCAAATCAACATTTGTGGCGTCATGCGGGATTTGGCCAATGATGTCCTCGGGTTGACAGCCGAACATGCCGCCGATGGGTCCGTACATTCTAATTTTTGTTGCATTGCTCATACCTTTTTACCTTCCTCGATTGGTTTGGCTGCGCTGACATTCAACACGTCGCGCCATGTGACATCGCCCGTTTTCATGGACGCACTGATTGCGCTGGCCAACTCGTCAGCCTTGGCGATGTCTGCCAGCTTGCCTGTGAGAATGTCGTCGCGGAGTCGCCCGTCCTCGGATGCGAAGTCCTGCAGCGTGGCGTGACCATTGTCCCAGGCATCCTTGCGGCCCTTCTCTTGCTTGCCGATGTCGATCTCTTCAAAAAACGGCTTGGACCACGACACGCGCCACCACTCAGAATGGCCGTTTTTGTCAATCGGAGCAGGGGGCAGAACGCCGTCTTTGATGGCCTTGGCAATGCGCCAGTTCCAGAAGCGTTGCGCAAACTGGTCACGCTCACGGCGCCACAACCCGGTGCATGTTCGTTTGAAGTTGACCTTGGCGGCACGTTGCGCGGTATAACTGCCACTGGTGAAGTTCATCAGGAGATATTCAAACGGGATGTCCATAGCCGGCGCGATCAGGCGGGCTTGCCATTCCATGTATTCCACATGCTGCGCGTTGGGCGTCTTGCCCTCGATCAGTTCCAGATTCTTATCGTGGACAACCTGGCCAATCTCGGACTGCATAATCCTGATTTTCTGCCCGCTGTTAGACTGCGTGATCAACTTGCTTGTGGGTCCGCCCGTTGCGCCGGATGCCGTCTTATAGAACTGCTTGGCTTCATTCTTGGTCTTGATCAGTGTGGCGGTGTCGGTCTCGTCAAAGTCGCGCAGCTTGTCAATGACGCCGTGCAACTCGGGGGTGCATCGCACTTGGTCGTTGCGGATCCGGCGCCCGCCCCTGATGACGTTCTCGGCCCGGACATAGGCGGCCTTTTCATTGTCTACACGGCCATACTGGTTGCGGTTGCAGATGTAATATCCAACGGGGCGATTGGCCTTGTTGACCCGCACACCGTTGATCACGTTCTTGTCTGCCTTGAGTTTGGTGGGGGTGCAAACCCTGTCAGCTTCAACGGGTAGCAAGCGCCCGTCTTTCTGCATGATGTAGAAGTAATCCCCGTTACAATGGCGGGCAATTACGTTCAGATTAAGCAGATCCCAAAAGGTGGCGTCGCTGGTAGCATCGGGGAATCTGGACGCCTGGTCACAGAAAAAAGCCTTGGCTAGCTTGTTCCATTCGGGGTCGCTCGTGATGGGCTCGGGGACCATCGCATCGCCCACGGAGTACTCGGCTTTTCTGTTAACTCCAGATTTGGCAAGCTCGTGATTCCTGTACAAGTCCCACGCCTCAAGGCGCAGGCGTGACAGATAATATTCCCCGGTTGCACGGTCCTCGTCTGTCGCCCTTGATCGCCCATGTGCGTGGCTTATGCGGTTGCGGCCCGGGTTGCTACCCGAGTAGGCACCCGACGCGAGGGCGTCAATGTTGGCGCGATGAATGACGCGACCTTCTGCATACCCGGGGGCGACTGTCGCAATAATGCGGTCTAGTGCTGTTACTTTTGGTTGCATATCAGGTCACGTCGTAATCATAGAAGTTGCCTTGATCGATCAAGGAAATGCCGCCGCGTATAGTCTCCAGTAATGCCTTGTAGCAACCATCGGCAACCGTCTTTAGATCGGTGGTTGCCTTGTGCTGGACAGAGCGGCTTGCGAGGGAATAGCTGGAGATATTGCGATCAATCTCGGCGGCGTATGCGCCATGTGCGGCCTGCCATTCGGCAAGGCGGATTGATGCTTCTGCGGCACGGATGGGGTCGTTGCTTGAGATAACATCTATCTCAGCTTGAATCGCCGCGCTAATTGTCGTGAGGTCAATGGTTGCCATATGAGAGATAATCACACATGGAGCGGTCGGATGCTATAGGGCGGTATTCGTTTGGTGCATTTTGGCTATATGTTGTAGGCGGCGATACAGCATCTTGTACTTAGAATGTTTCCTTTAAGTGCAGCATTCCCTTGAACCACGCCTCCGCAGCCTTGAACCATTCTAACTTGTCGTCTGTCAATTCCTCTGTCGAGAACCGCAGATTACAAGATGGGTTTTGGCACATCCTGCGCCGCCTGAATCCATAACTACTTCCGCGCCCGTTGGTCACTTGCGTCGAATGGCTGCATTTTGGACAGTTCATATCGCCCCTATCTGATAATGTTATCGTGTCGCGCTAAAACAAATTGCATGACTTCGCAGTCAAAAAGATGATCCTGTCTGTGCCGTGGCGGTATCCACTCCCCATCAATGCGCTTTGTGCTGCACACCTGCTTGATGTAGTCCGCGCATACATCCCGGTACACCAACCAATCAGGATTTGTTGTGTCACCCCTCAACACGTCCATAAACCACGAGCGAAACACGTCAACGGCCCACACCAACTCACAGAACTTGGCGGCTCCAGATCGCGACCGACCTTCCAACGCATCGCGGATCTGCAGGTCCATCGGTACGGCTTTGAGCGTGTCAGACCCGCGCAGCGCATATACGCACGTTTCCCGGGGGGCGTCCTCTGGCGTATATTCTGCGCAGAAGTCCGCCACATCTGTCGCCCGGTTGGCATACCCGATGTCAACGCCCACGAGCTGCGCCTCGCTGTCTTGCATGACCTGGCCAAAGTCGGCCATGCTTGCACAGTTGCCCCAGTCAATCAGGGCTGACCGGGTTTGGCCGTTCTCGCCCTTTTCCCATACCCGGGAAACCCACCACAAATGGTGCTTTTGAACGTCGGCAGTCAGCGCCACGCCGTAATTGCCCGTATTTACA